TGTGCTGCAGAATTCTTAAAGCGCGGATTTAAACAGACCAATACGAGCCATCTTCGTATGCTACATGCTTGGGAAGGCGGCGATACACCATACGGTTGGGTTGACTTCCTGAACCGTCAGCAGATCTTGCAAGAGCGAAATGATCGAGTCAGGAGAGACAATCCTAATTCATGAAGAATTGAATCTTCAATCATTATCTAAGGAGTTAAGGAGAGTTAACCACTCTCCTTTTCGTTTATCCCAGCTATAGAAATAATCAAAATATTGCTTCTGAAAATCTAGATAAGGATATGTCGTCCCGCGGTTCTGTATGACTGTCTTGATAGCGATATCGAGCGTATGTGCGAACTGCACTGCATGTAGGTTCTTATTCTCATTGAACTGATACATCATAGCGAAATTCGAGCATGTCTCTGCAAGAGCAGCAAAGTTAGGGCATACGACCAAGTTCATGGCAGACATTGCCTCGATTGCCGCAAGACAACTTGTCTCTGGCCAGATAGATGGGTATGCGAAGATGTGTGACTTGACGAGAGCCTTACGGATCTCCTCGTTAGGGACAGCACCATGATATGTGATCTTTGGATGGTTCCTGCAACGATCAAACAGCTGCTGATATTGCTTATCACGCTCTTCCCATCCGTAGATGCTGAAAGAAGAATACACATCTAGATGGATGTTGTCATGTATCCTGCTTAGCTCTTCGAATACCGGGATCAATATCTCTAAACCACGATGGGGTGTGGTATGATATATCAGGTTGACTGTACCGTTATATTCTTTCTTTTCGACAGGGATAGGATCGATAGCATTCTTGATCACGAAGCTCTCAGCATAGGGGACGCCGCTGATGATATTGTACATCTGCATCTGCCAATCAGACACAGCAACGATCTTTGAAAAGCGCTTACGGAGTTCGGGATCTTTTAGGTGTTCAGATTCAGGGTCATGAGGGAGATCATGTAGCCAAAGGATCTTCTTCTTATCAGGATCTAAATCCCTGACACGGGAAGGTATGATCTGAAACTTGTTCAGCAGTTGTTCAGGAATGCTCTTATGGAGACGTTCCTGCATCAGCTCCGTGCCGCCGCGAGCATTCTTATTCAATTCGTTCACTTCAACCATAACAAAATCACCTATTAATTATTTTTTACGTATCAAAAACTCTGGAAGTTTGAGTTCGACTTTTTCATCCTGTATGTTCATTAGTATCTTGGCGACAAAAGAAAGCACGCTCCAGGATACAAATCCAATGAAAGATGCAGCTGCCAATACGTTATCAGTAGTAGTAGACAGCTGCATCCATTCTAATAGAGGAGCACAACCAAGTATCGCAGTCGTTGTGCTAAGCCCAGATCTCACAGCGGCATCCCAAACATTTGTTGGTCTATAAAATACCATGAAAGCAGCTCCGCCAATTAAGCCACCTAGGCCTGCAATTGCTTTAGCCATAAGCGGCATTGTGAAATCTTCGGACATATTCGATCCTTATATTATTAAATATATCTTTTATTTATATATTTCAATAATAGAGTCATAGCGAAAAGAACGCCATCCGTCATTCTCTACATCCCATACAGTTATCGTATCTTCTGATACTTTGCGCGTTTTTTCTGACTTCTTTTCATACTCTTTTACGATTCCTTCGAGAAGAGTGCATTTCATCAGGCGTTCTGATCCGTCTATCTTCTTAAACTTCACATTAACGATGTCTGTATTAAGCATATTTTTTATGTTTGATTTAGATAGAGTGTCCGTAATCATTTTTTGTTTCCTCCACATACCTTGTTAATTCTTCATAACCACCTAGTTTTTTGCCGTCAACTTCTATCAGAGGCACAGTCTTTGTGCCAGGATACATTTCTAAAAATTCTGTAATACCCATACTTTCTCCAACAGTCACATATTCATACTGCATACCGTACATGTTAAGCAACTCTCTTGCTTTGACACACCAATTGCAGTTATGTTTCCCGTATACTCTTATCATCACAAATTATTCTTTTCTTTTTCAACTCGCTTCCAAGGACCGAATGCTGCTGAATGGTTACCTTCTACCTTGATAAAACGCTTATTAGTCTCATTCTTATTTGGATTGACAATCGTTACAACCGTACGCTTTCCTCTTGCCCAGTGCTTTAGCTTATTGAGCACCTTCTCAACTTCTGGCACGTTTCTGCTGACTGCCTTTAGCAATTGTCTCGATACGCTATCTTGCGTACCTTTTGATGTGACTTTGCTTCGTGTTTTCTTCTTACCCATCTTCTATTCCTCCATAACCAAATCTTTAACTTTACGTTGATGTATAGTGTTACAACATATACATTTCAGATATACCGTACTATCAATATTATTTTTAAGATTGGGTACATAATCAATCAGTATCATAGACCTATCGCCAGCACCGCATGATGGGCAATCTCCGATTACTACTGGGAGATTGCCATCTGCAGCTACTGTGATAGGGTTACTTTTTTCCATTTTTCTTTGGCTTTTTGACCAAGGTCTTTTCTTTGTCACCTATATCACGAGAATATATAGTCTTTCCGCCATCTGGACTCTCAAAGATCTTCGGTTTCCTTTTAGGTTTGACCTCATCAGATTTCATGTTATCAATGAACTTATCGATGCTTTTGTCTAATTGTTCTTTGACTTGTGTCACAGAGTCAGTGATCTGATCGCTTACTTTATCTTCAATCTTATTGAATTCGCCGATAAAGATCTTCTTAAACCATTTCCACATTTTCGTTCTCCATTGTTATGCCATACTTACAGATAAAATAGCTGTCGATTATATCAGAGGAAGGATTCCACTGCTTTTCAGTCATATTGAGTTTTTCTTTGATATTATAATTTGTCTCTCTTAAGAAAACTTCTTGTAATGCTTCTTTATTAGCATTCCCTTTTCCTGTAGCAAATTTTTTTATCACAGTAGGAGGAACTAAATTGTATTGATGGTTGCGTTTCCATAAGTAATGTTTCAAGAGGCCTGCGTTCTCACCTATATTGAATACTCTACCTGTAGAACCCATAGAATAACCTTCAATGTATATGATATCGGTTTCTTCTAACTTTGTCAATACCCAATTTGCTATATTAAAGAATCTCTCCTCTTCACATGAATATCTTATGTGAAGATCTCCTTGTATATTATCGATGTCCAGGTCGTATTTCTTTATGCTTGTTAGATAGTATATCTTACAGGAATCAAAATTAAAATCTTTCAGATCAGAGATGCATATGCAAGGGCTAGATAAGGAGTAATCAACCCCTACGACCCTCATTCCTCTTCATAATCATAATTAAAATCTTCTTCTTCAGTTTCTTCTAGATCGTCATCATTATATGATTCTGTGTATTCTTCATAGACATTATCAAATACGCTATCGATTCCAAGCTCAACACTTCTTATATCAGATGTGCTAGCAACGTCGAGCAAGTTATTATAGATCTCAGATCTCATGGAATCATCTTTGATCGTTTCTGCAATGATATTAATGAACGCATTGATATCCATCGTCGTCTCCTATGCTTTGTATATCTGGTTATTTATATTATTTTTTTGAGTCTTTTTTAACTTTAAGATCTTTCATTATCGCGGATCTCATCTCATCGCTGTACGAAGACCAATCTTGAATCTGCTCCATAGTCCTGCCACAGACGGTACAATAATCTGTGACAGGATCCAGCTTACATATCTTCTGACAAGGTGACTTAGAGGTCAACGATCTCACACCCGTCAGCAGCACACGCAAGGGTCTGAGAGCCCTTAGTATTATCTTCCTTCTCATATTGTGCCAACTTGTCCCAATCGATGATCTTAGGCATTGTCGCATCTAATGCTTCATACTCATCTTTTGAGCAATCCTGATAGGGTGCTTGGCGATAAGTATGATCAGAATGCGGCAGGAATGATACACCAGACATCTCGTCAAAGTATTCGTATACGAACGAACCCACTGCCATCCACTCATCTTCCTTGACTGTGATGGTCACGGATGGCTTATGCTCACACCAATGGCGCTGATATATCATCCACATCTCTAACTGTTCTACTGCTGTCATCTCTGTGCGAGTGACTGCACCATCAGGCGCCTTGACAGGGAAAGAGAACACTGTAGTCGCATCTGGCTTCATGACACACGGCTCATTAGGAAAACCTGATTCCTTGAGAAGCATCGTCAATGGATCTTTGTTGTCGCCACGTACTGTACGGATGTAATAATCATTATGGCGAGCATGGATGCCTGAAGCAGAATCGACCAACTGTGATACAGTACCTGACGGCTTGACACAAGTCACTGCTGCTGACTGAGGAATGCCTAGAGCTGCCGCAAATTGTTTATTTGCTGCAACTGCTACGTCACGGAGAGACTCTAACATATGTTTTAGATCGATGTTTTTGTCTTTACCATTTGTTAACGTATTATCCATGATGCCTGTCATGCTGACGCCTAGCAAACGTTCTTCTTCTGTGTTGTTTGTCCATACTTTACGGAGATACGGGAACTTAGTGAGAGTCGACTGTAGGGTGCCGAGACGAGCAGCAAGACGTACTTTACGCTGAAGATCAACAACACTGTCTGTGCCACGGACGACGACTTCTGTCAAGTTACAGAACTGATTAGGACGAAGGATGATCTCAGAACAAGGATTGGTCCCAAATTCGTGTTCTGGATCACGACGACCGAACTTCTTCGCTTGGTTCTGTGATGCTACACGAGAGAAGATACCACGCTCACCTGACTTAGAATCATATAGAGACAACCATTCACGCATGAATGTACCCATCTCTGGCTTCTCTGTATATGCAGCAGAATTGTTAGAGAGAGCGCGCTGC